GTTACATATTTAAATTCCCAATCTCCAGCACTAAAAACTGTAGAAGGACATTCTACATAACTATTTATAGATGTACCAAACCAAGGTGCATTTAATACATCAGTAACTATATTATAAGAAGATGCTCCAGGAGGCACTATTAAATGGCCCCTACCAAATACACTAGTATTTTGTGGTATTCCTGCCATAGAAAACCAATTAGGCATCAAATTTGAGCTACTCCAATTATTATAGCCATATTGATACCAGGTAGTAGTACCTACTTTTTTAGCTTGTATATGCCATCTTAATTCATACCTAACATCACCTCCACTATTATTTTGAAAATCTAAATATATTTGCTGGAAAAAATTTCTTTGATTTGTACCATCAAAATCAAAAGTACCTATAGTTTCTTCATTATACATTAAACCAGCTCCAGTACTTATTGGATATGGCTGAGGTATTTTAGGAAATCCTTGAAAATAATTTATATTAGATATATTTAAAAAATCTACAGATACTCTTTTAAAAGCTGGTAATATACCATATTGTGATCCAGCTATTTTTTTGTTGTTTGTTGTTAAATGTACAGGTATATGATACCTACCCCAATCTAGATCTAATGCATCTCCTGATTGTGGAGTAGCTGGAGTACCAGTAATTGAGTATCTATGAAAATTAATATTTTCAGGGCTAGCTAAAGTTCCTGAATTATTTGCTGTATAAGTATTTATACCTATAAAATAAAAAGTATTTCTATAAGCAAAGCACCTCATTCCCCAAGTTTTACAGATAAACTGTAAAGCATCATAACAATTTAAAGGCCTATATTTAATATTACCTGTATCTCCCTCAGCAGTATAAAATTGATCAGCTAATGCTCTAGTCCAGTTTAAAGGATCACCTGTTAAATTAGGCATATTAGAATTAAACCAGTTTACAGATGTTTGAAATTCAGCATTTGTACCACAGCCTTTATCTGTAGTTGCATAGCCAGTATATTGTAATATTCTAGAAATCCATTGCCTAAAAGGATAAAAAGTATTGAAAGAATTATTATTACCAGGCTTCCAAGTTTGCCCATAAGTATATAAGTGATCAGCTCTTTGATCTTCTGTATGTGGTATAAAATCATAATATTTCAAACTAGCTAATCCATCTATAGCTCTTAATTTTATTGGATATGGCATTGAAATATCAGGATCATCTGATAGATCCATAAGTAAATATCCAGCAAATACTGGAGAATCACCAGCTTTTTTTACACCTGTAGTACCTGTATTATATAAATAAACATATACATCTCTTTCTTGCCTATCACTCTTTAAATTTTTTATATATAATGCTGCCTTTTGATCAGTAACCATAAAATCAATAGTTAATGTACTAGGTTTTAATGGTGAATACATTTTAGCATTTTCTGATCCCCAATCTATTTGGCAATTATTTTTACCTAATACACCTTTTTCATCTTCCCAAGTACCTGCATTGCTTCCTTGATCGTGAAATTCTAGAATGTATCTAATATTTGCACTACTAGTATATTTAAATGTATAAGTTTTTGTATATGCCATTTATATAAATCTATTTCTTGAATTACCTGCTAATTGATTTGATAAAAATATATCTTCGCCTTTTATAGCTCCATCTATATTTACATTAATATTTTGTACACCCAACATTGATTTAAGCTTTGATAAAGGAGCAATAAGCTCAGGATCATTTTTTGCATTTGGATTATCTCCTACTATAGCATTTACAGGCCCAAAAGCTAACCCCCCCTGTGCTAAAGGAATTGGAGTAGATGCTATTGTAGCTATTTGAGCTGCACCTAAGCCTCCTATTATTGCAGCTAAAATTGGCCCAATAATAGGCCCAGCTCCTAAAGCTTGTACTACTGCTGCTGCTGTACCCATTATAGCTGAAGCTATCTGCATTTTCTTTTCTCTTTGTGCTGCTTTTTTCTGTAGTTGTTTTTTCTTTGCATCCATATCAGCATCTAAAGTTTCCTGCTTACCATCAAATTTTTCTTTTAAAGCTATAAGCATTGCATCTTTTTTAGCTTGCGATATTCCTGCATTATTTATAATTGCTTCTTCTCTTAAAAATTCATTTTCTAAAGCTTTATTTTTTTTAGTTTCTTCATTTTCTAACAAAGTCATAGCCTTATCAGATTGAGCTTGAAATAGCCCCCCAATACTATTAAGTACTTGAGAAGCTACCTGCTCTATAGATTGCCATACAGCAGCTACTTTGTCTGCAAATTTAGCATACCCAGTTTTAGCCCAATCTAAATACTTTTGTAAAATAGATTTTTTCTTTTGTATTGTTTTTTGTAAAGTTTTTGTACCATCTTCTCCTCCTTCAGGATCTTCTCCTCCTTCACCTCCACCAGGTATTATTAGTTCAGGGCCACCTAAAAATCCTTTTAATGTTTTCTTAAATTTTGAAAACTTATCTTTTAAAAAATTACCAACATTATCTACAGTATTTTGTACATCAGATTCAGTAATCAATTCTATAGGCTCTTTGCCTTCTATAGCATTTTTTGCATTTGCTAAAACTTCATCAATTTTTTTACTATACTTTTTATCAATATCTACCATTCCAGTTTTTAAAGTTTTACCTAGTCCAGCAGTTAAATCTTTAAATCCTTTTTGTATTTTTTCTTTGTCTAAAGTAAATACACCTAATATAATTTCACCAATACCCCCAAATATCTCTTGAAAAAACTGGCCAAAATTTTTGATCATTTGCCCTACAGATTCAAAAAAAGATGCAGCAGCTAATCCAAGTATCATAAAAGTAGCTTTTGTACCTTCAACTAATATCCTGAATCCTCTTGCCTCATTGTAAAGCATTATCCAAAAATTAATAAAATCTACAAATATTTTTTTTGTAGCACCCCAATTATCATAAATAACTTTAAATAAAGCACCCATAGCTACTACTAACAATCCTACTGGTGAAAGTATAGCTCCAAATAAAGTAAGTAAAGTTCCTCCTATTGTCATTAATGGGCCACTAAAAGCTAATAAAGCAGCAGCTCCTACTACTAATTTTTTTGTGCCATCATCTAGATCAGTAAATTTTTTAGCCATTTTTACAATAGCTCCTACTATCTCAGTAAATAATGGCATTAATACAGAACCTAATTCCATTGAAGCTTGTTTAAGCTTTTCAAAAGATTGTGCCATTTTAAATCCTACAGTATCAGATTGTGTATTAAATCCTTCTTCTACATTACCCATAGAATTATTCATACCATCTAATACTTTAGCATAAGTATCAGCTTGTAATCCTGCTGTAGCAAAAGCACCTCTTACAGCTCTAGAGCTACCAAATACTCTTGTAAGCATTTCATCATTACCTTCAAGCTCAGTAAATAAATGATTTAAAGTACCCATTAATGAATCTTTAAGCATACCATTTAAATCATCATAACTCATACCAATTTCAGCTAGTATAGCTTTTTGCTCTGCTCCTGGAGTAGCTAGCTGCATCATTACCTGATTAATTGCTGTTAATGATCCTGCTGCATCCCCTGATATTTTAGACATTGTAGCTGTAGCTGCACCTAATTCTTCAAATGATATTCCTAAGCCAGCAGCAGTAGGTATTACAGCTCCAATTTTATTCATAAACTCAGAAGCTTCAAATTTACCCTGCTTTAAAGTTTCGTGTAATAGATCACCAGCCTGGCTTGAAGTACTACCAAAAGCCTCCATAATAGAAGTAGTAGCAGATGCAATATCTGTTATATCCCCCATATTCATTGAAGCAGCTTTTGCAGATACTTCTAAAACATCTAATGATTCAGCTCCTTTAATACCAGCAGATTGGATAAAAAATAAGGCATCAGCTAATTCTTTAGCTGGAGTAGCTGTTTGTACAGCCATATCTTTAACAGATGCAGATAATTTATTTACTTCTTCTACACTAGTACCTACTAATGTATTTATTTTAGTCATTGATTGCTCAAAATCAATGGCCATTTTTGCACCAGCTACACCTACAGCAGCAAAAGGCAGGGCAAAACTGTTTTGTATAGTTCTACCTACTGCCTGCATTTGATTACCAAATCTAGTTATTCTTCTAGATGCTTTTTTTAAGCCTCTAAACAAAGGAGCTGTTACTGCATTTATTACTACGTTTAAGGAGGCTAAGGCTTTTTTAGGCATTGTTTTTCTTTTTTAATTCTTCCTGAATCATATCATCATACTGTGATTCTTTAATAATTTTTTCTACATCAAATCTTTTTCTTTTCTTTTCAAATTCCCAAGGAAATGTAGTAATTTTACCAGGAGATATAGCTCTTTTTAAATGGGGATTTATTATTACACAAGCTATCCACCTTGCCCTCTCCCATTGTGCCTGCTCATTTAGTTCATACATTCTAGCACTACCTAATTGAGCATTTAAAAAGTTTTTAGGATTCATATTATATATCTCATCAATACTTAATCCTAATTCTCCTATGCCAATTTGCTCTATTTGATCAAAAGTTAATTCAGTTGATTTGAGTTCTGAGTTACTTTTTTTTTATTTGGATTATCTACATTTTGGCCCATTTGTTCACCAAAAATTTCTAAAGCTTTAGATAGTCCATCCATATCAACATCAAGCATATCACCTAATTCATCAATAGTTAAATTAAATTCCTGGCCTGATTTTCTGCACCCTTCTTCTATGCCTACTAATACAAGCTGTAAAGCTTGATCTAAAGTCATATCCTGGCCTAAAGTCATTAATTTATTTAATGATGTACCTGTTTTTCCACAATACTTTCTTAAGCCATTAAAGCCAAAAAATATTGGAAATTTTTTATTAGCAATTTCTACAATTTCGTAATTCATTTTTTTTTGTTAAAGGTTAATAAATAAAGTGATCATCTAAGCCAGCCCTCTAACAAATAAAAAGCCAGCTTAGAATCACACTAGTTAATTATACAGTAGCTTGAGTTAAAGGCCCTGTACCTGAGAATGAAGCACTAAATGTACTTGAATCCTCATTTGGAGTATCCATACTTAAACTAGTCATAAAAGCATTTCCAGTCCATTTATAATCTCCTGATACCTCAGTTGAAAATTTTATTTCAAATTCAGTTCTTGTATTGATGTAAGATGTATATAATTCATCTACAGTTAAATCAGATATAGCACCTGAAGCAGTTGCAAAGATTACCATACCTTCTACTGATACTTCAAAATCTCTTTGCCCTTCTAATTGATCTCTCCAGCCCCCACTATCTTTAGTTGATGTATCTCTAAGATTGTGATTAATACTTAATGAAGCAGATGTAGCGTACCCTATTTTAGTACCACCAGCATATACTCCAAATTTAGTTCCATTTATAACGCCTGTTGTAGCCATAATTTTTTCTTTTTTTAATTAATTAATTTTTATTACTATAGTTCAATTCTAATTCCCAGCACCACTTTTGCTTTTTCGCCATTCTCCAGCACCAGCCAAGCTCATAGAAAAAGTAGTATTATCTTCATTTGGAGCATCTATGGATACATTAGTAATATATCCAAATCCAGTCCATTGTGGATTGAAAGGAGGATTACCAGCAAATCCTACTTTTATTTTTACTTTTTTTTGCCTCATAATAAATTTAGAAATAACTTCTAACAAACCAGCTTTCCCTGGTATTGCATTATATAAAGTACCACTATCATTTCTAAAAGCAACCATATTTTCACAATCTACAGCCCATTCTCTATATCCTGGCATAGAAGTAGCCCAGCCATTACCTTCTCTGCAAGTACCATCTATTATATTATGATCACTATTCCAAGATAAATTAGTAGATAAAATAGCAGTTTCACTATTTAAAAATAGTACTAATTTTGTGCCATTTACTACTCCTGTTTGTACTGACATATTACAAATATAAAATAGCTACTGCATCTGAACTACCTTCAGCAGGTAATGGAGTAATACCAAAAGTAACATTACCTGAGGAATCATTATATGCTTCTACAGGAAAAGGGCCTATTAGGCAAGTTTCGCCATTTGCTACTGATTTTGTAGTAGGAGTAGTTTTAGTTAAATTACCATACAAAGGTGAATCTATTGCAGTAGTTTGTACTGTTACATTTATATTTTTTGATACACCACTTGTATTCTTAAAATATATAAATTGTGATCCTGTATTACTAAATGTATTACTAGCTTCAATAGTAGTTGTAGATACTATTATACCAGCTTCTAATATTTGTGTACTACTTATTACTGCCATCCTTTTTTACTTTTTTTTCTTTTTTAGGCTTAACCTCTACTATTTTTTTTTCTTCTACCTGTACTTTTGGTGAAATACTGCATATACCTTCTTTTTCAAGTTCGTATGCTTTTTCCCAAGTTACATTTATTTTAGTACCTACAGGAAAACTTTTGTGATTCCTTTTGTACTCTTTTATCGTTGTTATTTGTGGCATAATTTTATTATTTAATTACTTATATCTAATCTATTTATCCTTAATGTAAAATCTAAATGTTTTATATAAATTCCATTATCTCCAAAATCATCATCATAATCATCTACACAACTATCATATACACAACTATCTAATGATATATCATTTGTATATGGTGAACTAACTGCACCCCATTCCCTATCTA